TCGGCCAGCGCCTGCTGGCCGGCGATGTAGGTGCGGAAGCGCCGCACCGTGTTGTCGCCGGTGCCGGCGTCCAGCGCCTGGTAGCACCGCGGCGACTCGATCCAGAAGGCGCCCTCGTAGGCGCCGATCTCACCGGCCCACACGTTGCCGGCAGCAGAGTAGATGTGCGGCTCGCGCCATCCGGCGGAGCCGGTCTCCTGACGGAGGTCGTGCGAGACCTCGGGGTGGATGAAGCCCGCGAACATGGAGTCCCGCTTCGGGACTGCCTTGTTGGTACGCAGCTTCGCCACGGACAGTCGGATGGCCCGACTGGTGATGCCGTCGGTGGCCACGCCGGAGGTCACCGTGGAGACCATGGTGGTGGCGACGGTCGAAGAGGTCGCGTTGGTGACGTACGTCATCGTGCCGTTCTTGACCTGCACGAGGTTCGACCCGCCACGCAGCTCGTTCTGGACGACGACGTCGATCGAGTCGGCCGCGTTGTAGGCGATCATGTTCGCGATGGCCGGGTCCACGTCGGTCAGCGAGACCAGGTTCAACTTGCGGGTGCGGAGCACCGCGTTGCCGTACTCGTTGATGGTCAGCGTCGGTCCGCTCGGATTGCTGATGGCAACCGCGTCCGGATCGGTGGTCTCGGTCAGCGGGGTCGTGGCAGTCGCCAGGTCGCTGTACAGCTGGAGCACGATGGACTGACCGGGGGCGGTCAGCTGCTCGGGGCGCTTGTCCGCCAGCGGGCGGAACATCGGATTCGCTCGCAAGGCGAATTCGAAGCGCTTGTCGTACGCGGTCTGGACCGTCGCACTCATTGCAGACGTGTCGGTGAACACGTTGACCATGTGGGTCTCTCACCCTCTCGGGGTTCGCAGAAGTCGGGGGCGAGAGAGTCGGGTCAGAAGAAGCGGTTGCCGTTCTCACGCAGGATCGTGTCCAGCTCGTCTTGCGTCTGGGCTGCGTTCATGCGGGCGACCAGTTGGTCGTCTCCGGACAGGCCGGAGGCGGCGCCGCTACCGGCGGCAGAGAATGCCGCCTGTGATGACTGACTCTCGGGGCTGACGACCGTCTGCGGCGTGCCCTGCACGCCCTGACCCTGCTCGACGGCGCCGCCGTCGGCCTTGGCCAGTGCAGCGCCGTTGGCGCTGAGCCAGTCGTCCAGCTTGTCGGGCGTGCCCGTGTACAGGCCTGCGGCCTGTGGGGCGTAGCCCTTGGCGCTGAGCGCTTCCGCGACTTCCTGCTTCTGCTGAGCCGCCTTCAGGCGGTCATTCTCAGCTCGAAGTTCTTCGAGAGTCTTCGAGACCTCGCCCATCCACTTCCGAAATCCCTTCGGATCCGGATCGCCCTGGGTCTGAGGCTCGCCCTGCTCGTCTTCTACGCCGAAGCCGTACATCTCGCTCACTGCCGTCTCCCGTACCTCTGCACGGCCTGCGCAGCAGCTGGGGGGCCACTGCGCGCTCCGCTCCCGGACTTCATTGCGTCGGGGGCCGGTCGTTCCCAACTAGAACGCATTCTACCCACGGTGCTAGCGCTTTAGTGCTAGCACCTGCGCTAGCGGCTTGCGCAGCGCTACGCTGCGACCACGCTTCGAGGGGGAGAAATGAAGAAGTTGGGCTTCGCGCTGCTCGGACTGTTCCTGGCCGGGATGGCGATCGTCATCGCCATGAGCTTGGACGTCGTCACTGTCTGGCTTGCGATCCCTTGCGCCTACGGCGCGTACAGGTGCTTCCGCGCCGTAGGGCGCCTGGCGCCGGTGACCCCGACAGGGCCACGGCCCTGGGAGCACTGAGAGCACGAAGCCCCCGGACTGAGCCGGGGGCTAAGGCTGGACCTGGACGCCTCCAGGAATCGGCGGAGCGTCCTCCGCCTGCGCGACCGGACTCGAACCGGCGCAACGCCCAAGGGGTGCCACTTGCGCCCCGTCTCCGGGTCGCGGGCCTCGATCCCTACTCCATGGACAGCTCTGGCCGCTGAGCTACGCGCTACGTCTGACGATACCCCGGAGACAAGCCCGCGGCAGCTCCGCCGCTGTTGCCGCCGAACAGGGCTCGCTCCTGACTCGCGAGCCCACGCTTCTTCGTCAATGAGCCGGAGTTCGTGCCGAACACCGTGGATTCCTCTTCGACTTGACCGAAGGTCGTGCCGAACCGCGCTGCAAGCGCCTGGAGATTCGGCAGCTCGTCCGCGACCTGCTGGAAGTCCTGGCTCGCCTGGGACTGCGTGAAACCCTGGGAGACGTAGTCCTCCATGGCCGTGCGATCCGAGAGCAGGCCCCTGCGGGCTGCCTCGGCCCCGAAGGAGGCGGCGGCCTCCTGCTTCTGGAGTAGGGGCAGCGCCTTCGTCTGGTCCAGGAAATACGCGGTGAGATGGGCGTCATCAACGCCGTAGAAGGCGGCGAGCTGATCCCTGGTGTACTTGTCCGCCTGCGTGGTGGCGGCCACCGCCAGGTCCACGCGACTCTTGATCTCGGTCGGCGATACGTCGCCGCCTATCCAGGACGAGAAGTCCGAAGGACTGTCGTAGAAGCCGGGCGGCAGCCCGGCCGAGGCCATGATCTGCCGGTAACTCGACTCCGTCGCGAGATAGTCGCCGGGCGACAGCACCGGCAGGCCCTGCTTCTTCCTGATCTCATTGCCCGCAAAGCGCTGCTTGAACTCCGCGGTGTCCTGGAGAAGGATCGAGATCGTGTCGGCGCTGTAGCCGTTCTGGATGTAGCTGAAGATCTTGGGCGCCAGAGACGCCAGTCCGAAGCCGCTGAACAGGCTGTTCAGCGCCAGGTAGGCGTCCCGATCGGCGCCGGACAGCTGGTCCTCAAAGGACTTCGCAGGTCCCGGAGGGGGCGAGATACGGACGGCCGTGCCGGGCCGTCCGGTGGCGGGCCTGTTGATGCTGCCCGCAGTGGTGGCCTGACTGCGGGTGGCCGACCCCGCCGCAGGCGTGCGTGTGAGTGCCATCAGTACGCAACTCCGAAGCTCTGGAGCACCTGGTGTGCTACCTGCATGCTGCTGTCCTGTGCGTTCTGGGTCTTCTTCCAGAGCGGATCCTGGCGCAAGCTGTTCTCGAACTGCCAGATGGACTGTGCCTGGCCGCCGTCATTGGCGGACATGGCCTTGGAGACATGGCTGTTGAAGAGATCCACATCAGTCTCGGGTACTTCAAGGATCTTTGCGACCGACTGAATGTAGGGGCTGGCCAGGTCCATCACGTTCTGGCCGGCCTTGATCTGGTCGGCGAAGGCGCTGTACTTCGCCGCGGCCTGCGCCCTGATGGTCGCCTCGGCGGACTCCATGGTCATCCTGCCCGCCGCGATGGCGCGGGCGGTGGCCGCATACCAGGTGTTGTACTGCATGCCATTGAGGTAGGCGATCTGATGGAGCTGGTCGAAGCTGGCTCCCGCCTCACCCCACATCACTCCGCCGGTGCGGAGCGAGACCTTCGATCCCAGCCAATCCTTGATGCGCGCGTCGGTCCAGCCCAGGGCGACGCTGTTGTAGACGGCGTCCGCCAGCGTCTTCTTGTTCGCAGCGTTGCCGTGGATCAGGTCGCCCAGGCCGACCTGGACGGCCAACGCGTTCACCGCGGCCTGGGCAGCACTGTTGTGCTGCTGCCAGGTGGCGGGATCGGTGTACTTCAGGGTGATGTACTGCCGCAGAGTGTCGGCCTGCGACGACCACCACTTGGTGTTCTTGAGTTTGGCCGTGAACAGGTCGGCCGACCAGCCGCCGGACACGGCCTTCTTGAAGAGCGCCCGCAGCTCCGCGCTGGAGTTGACCATGGCTGAGCTGAGACCGTACTGGCTCGCCAGCTCGTCCTGGCTCAGAGTCGGCGTCGTCACCGCTGCGCCTCCGATGTTCGTGGAAGAGCCGCCCGCGGCGGCCATCACCTTGGCGACGTACTGGCTGACGGTGTTACCGCCGTCGCTGGCCTTGCTGTTCGGATTCGGCTGGCCGGAGAACCACATGCTCGCAGCGCCAGCAGCTCCGTACTTGGCGTAGTACCCGCCCAGGATGACCTGGGCCACCTTGTCCTGCGCCGCCTTGCTGGCGCGGAACTGCTGCCAGGTCATCGCGTACCCCAGGGCCTTCTTGGTCCACGAGGGAATGTTCGCCTTCATGACCTGGTAGGCGCCCACGGCGCCGATCGAGTTCACGACAGAGTAGTTGCCGCCGGACTCCACCTGGCGGACGCCGGCCAGTAGCTGCGCGAGGGATACGGTCATGTCGCCAGCCCCAGACTGCCCAGCACCTGGCGGCCAATCTGCATCGTCTGATCCTGGGCGCCCTGGGTCCTGCGCCAGGTGGGATCGGTCCGCAGTACGCCCCGGAAGTCCGCCAGACCCATGGGCGCCGGGCGACCGGCGCTGTCCGCCGCGTTCAGCGCGGCTCGCACCTTCGGATGCCAAACGTCGATGTCGGTCTCCGGCAGCTCCAACTCCTGGGCCGTCATCTGGATGTACGGCTGCGCGATGTCGCGCATGGTCGCCCCGGCGGTCAACTGCGGAGCGAAGCCGGGATAGGTGCTGACCGCCTGCTGGCGCAGCCCGTCCTGGACCTGCTGCATGGTCGTGATGCCGCGCACGAGGTACGCGGCACTGTTCTTCACTGTTTCATCCGAGATGCGTACGCCCTGGTCGTGGGCGTACTGGGTGATCTGTGAGGCGGCGGCGCCAGCCTGGCCGCCAAGGGTGTGCTTGTCGGTGAAGTTCACGTACTGGCCGAGGAAGTTGCTGATCTGCGCTTCGTTCCACTCGAAGTCCACCATGTTCTTCGCCAGCTGCTGCACCTGTTTGGCGCTCAGGATCGCGCCCGTCTTGACGGCGAGCTGCTGTGCCTGCGCCGCGGCAGCGGCGATCGAGGCCTTGTGGGTGGCAGGGTCGGTCTTGGCCTGGACCTGCGCCTTGCGGGCGGACTCGCTGTTGCTCGTCCACCACTTGGTGTTCTTCAGGGCCGCGGTGAAGCGGTCGGGGGTCCACTGGTCGCTGACCGCGCTGTTCAGGAGTCCCATCAGCTCCGGCTGGCTCTTGAAGAACGCGTAGGACATGCCGTACTGGCCGGCCAGCTCGTCCGCCGACAGTTTGATCGCCGGTGCGGCGTCCATTGCGCCGCCATCCGCCGGTGCGGCGTAACCGTCTACGCCGTTGATCCTCCGGCTCCCCATGAGCCGGTTCATGTAGTACGAGTCCGACAGGCTGCTGATCTTCACCACGTCGCCGGTGTGCGGCGCGTGGATGAACTTGCCGCCTCCGATGTAGATGCCGACATGGTCGGCGCCCTTGTTGTTCGGCTCGGTGTCGAAGAAGACCAGATCACCCGGCTGAAGCTTGTCCACGGGCACCGAGGCGCCCTGGGTGATCTGCTGATAGGTCACCCGGGGGAGCTGGATGCCGAAGTGCCCGTAGACCTGCTGGACCAGGCCTGAGCAGTCCACCCCGCCAGTGAGGCTGTTGCCGCCCCACTGGTACGGCGTGCCCAGCGCCGTACGGGCGTAATTGACCAGGTCAGAGCCGGATATCGGCATCAGCCGCCTCCGCCTACGGCGTTCTGCAGAGCGTTCATGTACGTCGTCGCCGCCTGGGTGGCGCCGTACTCCTTCTTCTTCTTGATCTCATCCTCGGCCAGCAGCTGCTGGCCGTCGGCAGTCATGCCGCCGGAGGTCACCGAACTGGAGCTGGCCGCCTCGCCCGTGGCGGAGTCGAACTGGGTGGTTGTCGTCGTGGACGACGGATTGTTCACCTCGCTCTGCGAGAGCGCGTTCGCGTAGGCGCTGATCTCTCCCTGGCCCGGATCCCGGCCCAGCAAATCCTGGAAGACCTTCATCGCGATGGCTCGCGCGGTCGCCGGATCGGTCAGGTTGACGTTGGTCTGCGTGGTGGTCTTGAACTTCGGGCCGACGTAGCGCTTCTCGCCCGTGGCGGGGTTGATCTCGAAGTCCCCCTGCTTGATCCAGCCGCCATTGCTGTTGCCCTTGACGTATCCGGAGAGGATGTCAAGGGGGCTCACGGCCTGACCCTGAGCCCCGTACAGACCGCTCTGCTTCACCAGGGACTGCCAGAGGCTGTATGCCTCCAGGTCGCCTGCGCCCTGCGTGAGCAGGCCG